ACTTTAGCATCATATGCCATAGTCAATGCAAGTTCAATCAGTTTCATCTTGTCTTCCAGACGGTCAACAAGTTCCACATCAATTATATTATATTCTACAAACTTCTGCCATCCATTTGTGTAGAAATCCTTAAATGTATCATGCTCAGAGTGATCTAGTTTGTTCTGTCCTAGTTCTACCTGTGCAATATAATCTAGACGATATGATTCTCTGTTGGTATAAGTAAACTTCTTATAAAGATCTAAGTAATCAAGTTGAGTTATACCACCTATATCATATACAATATTACGACGACCTTTAATGTAGAGTTCTTTGGGAGATACTAGACCCCAAGGTGACAATCTTCTAGCAGTTTTTTCTCCTAGGACTCTATACAATCTTTTAGCAAGGTATGGTATATCGAACATCTGTATGTTCCAACCAGTAACAATGTCTGGAGTATTGTTTATCCACCATTGTATAAAGTCATTTAATAAATCAAACTCATTATTAAATTGTTTGTAATATACATTGTCTTGTTTTAATTTGAATGCACCAACACCCCATGTAATAATCTCCTTCGTATTATAATCTTGCATAGAGATAAGTAACATCTCCTGATCAGCAGCTTCTACATCAGGGAATCCATTCTCTGACTTAGTTTCAATATCCATTGTATATAAACGGATCTTACTAATGTCAAACTTAACTTCGTCTTGAGGATACTTGTCAGAAATATACTGGTATATAAATCTCTCATTACCAAATACTTGAAAGTTATCTACAAACTCATATTGTTTTATAAATTCTCGTGTCTCTCTTACAGTGCCAGGTTTTATCTTCTGTACATATTGACCGTCAAGAGTTTTATAATTAGTTTCCTTGTTTGCTGATACAAATAATGTGGGTTGGTAATCGTCACGAATCTGAAAATACTCACCATTATCATATCCACGCACGAGGAACTTATCCCCGATCATGCAAACATTTGTATAAAACTTCAACTAATAACCTCTTGATATGCCTCCAACAATTCTGGTTGGGGATCTACAATAGTAAGTATAGCATCTGATGAGATCATGCACTGGTGGTTTTGTGTCAGTTGTTTACCTGGCCACCTTTGTAATCTTTCTTTCCAGTCTTGATCTCCTTCTTTAAACTCAACAGGATCTGTTAATTGGCAATCAGGTTCTCCTAGTTCACTTGGTATTTCTTTAATTTGGGTAACTAAAACTTTAGATCCAGATTTTAATACCAATACTTTTATAATGGGATCCATTAGATTCTCCTTCCACGAGTTAGGTCTTCGTACATATCTTTTAGATCCACTACTGGATCGCATATTGTAGTGACTGTGTGAGGATTTATAATGAATGTACTATCATCAGATATTTCCAACCAAGTTTTTAATCCTACTTTTTTAGTTGTTGCTAATGTTTCAGTTCCATCTTCTGCCACTTCCATTGCATCTGTATACACAATTTCAAATGGTTTAATAACCATGTATTGTGTTTGGTCACCGTCTGTAACTTCTTTTATATCAGCAAGAAGTTGTGTGCCATCATTTAATATTCCGACTTTAATTGACATAATACATTATGTAGTAATAAAAAAACCATCTGCCCGACTCTTTCGAGTTGCATCTTAGGTTAAAAAGGGGGGAGGTTGGAATCCTGTATACCAACAAAGAATGGGCATTACTACAGAGTAAATACATCCTTGCCTAAGACCCGACTGGTAAGTCGATTCTCCTCTCGGAGCAGCACCACCTGTGTCTCATCACCTTAACTAGCGGTTGCCAGTAAGTTTATTCAGTCACTCCCTATGTTGCGTCCAACGGTTTAATTATAACATAAAAAAAGGGGGTTGAAAACCCCCTGTGTTTATATCCAGTCTTTTCGTTCATGATGCTCTGGAACAATCTTACCTAATGTGACAGTTAATAGACCGTCTTCAAATAAGACTTTCTTTACAACTGTATCATCAGCGATAGTCCATGACCTAGTAAAAGACCTTTGTGCTAGTCCCCTGTGAGTATAGTTCTCAGGTTCTTTTTTATTTTCTCTATTACCTTCTACAGTTAGTTTACCATACTCTGTGTAAACTTTAACCTGTTTCTTTGCAAACCCTGCAAGTGCTATCTCTAGTCTTGATTCGACATTACTTACATTGACCAAGTTATATGGTGGGTAACTTGAGTTAGATTCTGTAGTAAAAAATTGATCGAAATAATTATCTAATCCTATGCTGTTTTTTGTAATCCTATCCATTAAAGTTGGAAGGTCTTCAGCATGGTATCTCTGAAAGTCCATAGTTCTCCTTATTAAGCGAGTGTAAATTGTGTCCCCGAAGGCAACAATACTATTTAACCACAGACTCTACTAACTGTCTATCCAATATACCGACTAACTTGGTTCGGGTATCTATCCAATCTTTTACATGGTAGTGAAAACCGCCCTTCTCTTCTACTGCTTTTGCTAAAGCATAATCATTCTGACCTTCCTCCATCATGTCACCAAAGAAATGTAACTCATCATTAGTTTCAAAGTCTCTGAGAATTTGACTTTTGTTTTTTCCTAGTGGTGCTAGGTCTAAACCTGTTTGTCCTCCTATCTGTACTTCTAGTTCTGGAAACTTTAGTCTAAGTCTTCTTGCTATCTCTCTTCTTTCACCTGTCATCTGATCCCATTTTACATACTCTTCTCTCTCTACAAAGCATGTGTTTGCTCTACCTAGAATACTAAAGTTAACACCACCTGGTCTTCTTTCAATATGAATACCATTACGAATAGGAAACTTACTAAAGAGTAATTCGTTTTCTAGATGCCTTTCTACATCACTAGGTAATTCCCAGTCATCTCTATAGACATTCTTAGTGCCTTCATAGACATCACTACCTGAGCAATTATATACTCTGGTGCATTTATTATACAAGTATGGTGTTAGTTGTTCTAGTGTCTTATCTCTGTCACTACCTGTAACTAAGTAAACATCATTAAGAGTAACAAAGTGAGAAAAGAAAGGTAAGAACTCACCATCAATCTGTTTTCTTGCAGGTGTCAAAGTCCCATCAACATCAAAAATAAATTTCTTCACTCTTCCTCCGTTTTTTTCCTACCTATATTATACTTTGTTTCTAGTATCCAGTCACCTTTATCTTTATAACTTAATACTTTGATTTGATTTAACGGTGCTATGTCTCCGATTTGGTCTATATTGAGTATACCAATGAGTCCCCAATCAGCAAGCAACTGAGCAATACGATTCCTACGCTGCACATCGTTAATAGTAAGGTTAGCTCTTTTTCCATCTAATGCAAATAATTCTTTAAAGTGGACAATAAAATATCTTCCTTGCTTATGTAGTATATGACAGGATTGATATAATTTCTTTTCTTTCCGTGATGCTACACCAATTCTAGTTAAGGTTTCTCTAACCTTTAAGAAATCATCTGGTTCACCTAATGATACTTCTACCATCTTATCGGACGACCAATCAACGGTCGGTTCAGTCACTACACTCATTGTTTTAATTCATTGCGTAAAGTTATTTAGTAAATAATTCTCGCAAAAGGACATTTAGACTTTCCCTTCTTGAACAATCTATCTGTCCAAGTCTTGTCATCCATTGCCTCCTCTCGTTTTGTTTCATATATGTCTAATATCTCATCTATTATAGCATGATCTTCTATTCTTTGTAACTCTACCTCTGCATCTAGGTCAGGAGAATGGAATGATATTCTGCATAGAGGATCACCTTTTCTAAATTTTACTGGTTTTGTTTTGTCTACCACTTGAAATCCAATACTTGCCTTAGACGGCCATGTAGATAGTTGCACCCAACCAGGAACAACTATCATATTATTATCAAGAGATGTCATAGGATGATCATTCAATTCTAACCATACATCATTGTCTGCTGTCCATAATAAAAAATGAGGAGTAGTTAAATGAAAGACTAGAGTATCTAAATGTTCCTGATTGTAATGTAAGAAATTAGTATCTATTGGTTCATCGACTCTAAACTCATAGTCAATGGGTGATGATATTATAAAAGTTCTTTCGTTCTTATGATTAAAACATGGACACCTTTTATATGGCATACCACTTGAGTCCTTAAACTCAGATTGTTTTATAATGTAATCGTCAGGTGAGTCCTGACTCAAGTAATTAATTTTCATCAGTAGATAATTTTAGTCACACCGTTATAGTATTTTTCCATCTCATATTTTCTATGTAGATAGTCTATGTCTATCTTCTTTCCACTAAGTTCTTCATACACTTTAATAAATGTACTCATCATATGCCAGTGTAAGGGTGGAATATATGATGGTGATAAACATACAAATATTTGATCAAACTTGTAGTCACCAAAGTCGTAATCATTTTTAAAACCCCAAGTAAAATTATTAAGATACTTATGACCATGCATTGTATCTAAAAACTCCTCTGTAGTTTCATTCATAATCCAATGAAAAGATTTTAATCTTCCCTGTGATTGTAAATAATATCCCCAGTTACCCTCTACTACTCTTTCATCTTCATCTATTTGTTTTATTTCTTCTTCTGCACTACTTCTAGTATTTGTAAGTATATCACTATGATGATCTATATTGACTATCTCTATGTCTGTATGTCCTTCTAAACCATACAAAATATTGTCATGGTCATATCCAAAATAAACATTGTGACAGTGCTTCAATGCTCTTAGATATGTTCTTAAACAAAAATCATAATTATCAATATCAATCTTCTGAGATATAGTTTCAAATACCTCTGGCATTCTAGACTGTAGGTGCTTCCATTGAACGACTGGTTGAACATCTGGTATCTGTTTGTTCAGACCATTTTTATAGAAGTCGTTGATTGCAGGTGCTGAAATAAAATCTAGATCAATACTGAGAATCTTCATTTTCTTCCTGCCTTTCCACTTCTTTAAAAACTAGAAGTGTCTCACCTGGCTGTACATTTTCCATTTCTGGATGGGTAACTTTTTTCTTTGGTTTCTCCATGTCTCTGACTAGCATACCAGTCATTCTCCACATGAATGCAAATGTACCACCTACTACTGTGGCAAACATTAGACCGTATATAAAGACAAACATGTCATTCATATTCTTCCACCTGTGTTAAGTTTGTTTTTAATGTATTCTATTTGATCTTTACTGAGAACACGCATCGCTTGTAATGCTTTCTCGCTACTGTATCTATAATACTTCTTAACTGCATCCAAGTCTGCTATTTTATCCTTCTTTAACCAAGGTGCGAACCTCTTCTTTTTCCTTAAAGAGTGTAGTAGAAAATCATATTGTAACTTAGGGTCTAGATTAGGATACTTGTTCATCTCATTAGAAAACAATACAGCATCAAGTAACCCAGACAGACATTTGTTTACAATAAATGCAGGGTATTTTAATGTGGGATCTTCCTCAAGTAAATTTTCTTTAGTGAGATTAATAGACTTTAACCAGTCTTTAAGTTCCATCCGCATCCTCAAAATAATTGGAACAAGAGCACACCAAGTTACGATCACCATAAACATTATCAATTCGTGATACTGCTGGCCAGAACTTATTAGTTTGGTTTGCAGGGTATGCTGCTTGTTCTCTGGTATAATTATACTCCCATTTGTCAGAAATTACAACCCTAGCAGTGTGGGGTGCATTCTTTACTATCTCAGGTGTAGTAAATATTTCTCTTTTAATCATTGCCATTGCCTCAACAAACCTCAACAATTCATCAAACGATTCTGACTCTGTGGGTTCTACCATCATAGTTCCCAAAACTGGCCATGATAATGTAGGTGCATGAAATCCATAGTCCATTAGTCTCTTTGCTACATCTTCTGCTGTTACTGGTAAGTTACGACAATCAAATATACATTCATGTGCTATCTTACCATTCTTTCCTTTATACAATACTTTAAACTCTGGATCTATTTGTTGTGCTAACCAATTAGCAGTCAGTAATGATACTTCTGATGCTTTTCTTAATCCTGATCCACCCATCATACGAATATACATCCAACTAATCAAAAGTATACTAGCACTACCTTGAGTTGCTGCTGATACTCTATGGTTAATAAAAGGTACAAGATGTTCTGCTACACCAATAGGTCCTACGCCAGGTCCTCCACCACCATGAGGTATACAAAATGTTTTATGTAAATTAAGATGACATACATCTGCACCATACTCACCAGGTTTACATAATCCTACCTGTGCATTCATGTTTGCACCATCAAGATATACTTGACCACCATTATCATGTATGATTCTACAAATGTCTTTGATGGTTGGTTCAAATACACCATGAGTAGATGGGTATGTAATCATAATACATGATAGTTCAAATGTATTCATGATTGCTTTCTTCTCTAAATCTTTTAAATCTATGTTACCTTCATCATCACATTTGATAGGAACTATTTTCATACCTGCCATGATTGCTGATGCAGGATTAGTTCCATGTGCTGATTCTGGAATCAAACATACATTTCTCTTGTGATCTTCTCTACTTTTGTGGTATGATTGTATTGCAAGCAAACCTGCATACTCACCCTGAGATCCTGCATTTGGTTGTAATGATATAGCAGCAAATCCTGTAATCTCACACAACCATTTTTTAAGATCATCCATTATCTTTTGATAACCAAGTGCTTGTCCAGAAGGAATGAATGGATGTAAGTTTGCAAACTCAGACCATGATACTGGCATGAGTTCTGCTGCTGCATTTAATTTCATTGTGCAACTACCAAGTGGTATCATACCATTTACTAATGAGAAATCTTTCTGAACTAACTCATTAATATATCTCATCATATTAGTTTCACTATGATACTTATTAAACACCTCTTGTTGTAACCAAGGTTTTTTTCTAAGAGGAGTATGCTGCCACTTGTAGTCCTTCATTGCAGGTTCTACATGAGTGATAGTTTTTGGATCTGGTATGAAATTAATTTGTGTTTGTACAATGTCTGCTATCTCATCTAGTGTAGTACATTCATCAATAGATAGAATAATCCAACCATTCTCATACCTACAGTTAAATCCTTCAACATGCTTATCACTCTTAAATCTAACAGTATCAAAACCTTCCCAATCGTCCACCGTAACACCGCACCATTTCAATGCTAATAGCAGCGTTTGTCTATGCCACAGTATTTTACTTGATATTTTTCTCAGACCTTCCGCACCGTGGTAAGCAGCATAAAAACCTGCCATATTTGCGAGGAGTGCTTGGGCAGTGCATATATTGGATGTTGCTTTGTCTCGTCTTATGTGTTGTTCCCTTGTCTGTAGTGCTAGTCGTAACGCTTTATTACCTTGGCTATCTAGAGACTGCCCTACAATTCTACCAGGAATCTTCCTCTTATATTTTTCAGTGGTTGCAAAGAATGCTGCATGAGGTCCTCCATATCCCATAGGTATACCGAATCTCTGCATACTACCTACAGCAATATCAAATCCCATATCACCTACAGGTTCTATTAATACTTGTGCCATAGGATCTATAGCAACAATTTTTATACATTCATATACATCTGCAACTCTATTAATTGCTAGAGGTTCTCTTATCCTACCTTTGTTATTTGGTAGTTGTATTATATAAGCAAATGCATCTTCAAAATCTTTTAACTTGATAGTGTTTGATAGATCTATTGTTTGTATTTTTATACCTAGAGGTTCTGCTCTGGTTTCTAATACTTTTAAAGTTTGTGGAAATATTTCACTGTCTACTAAAAGTTTATTTTTATTTTTAGAACTATTATATGCCATTATCATTGCTTCTGCTGCTGCAGTTCCTTCATCTAATAAAGATGCATTAGATACTGGTAACCCTGTTAGTTCTGTAATCAGTGTTTGATAATTAAATAATGCTTCCAATCTTCCCTGAGATATCTCTGCCTGATATGGTGTGTAAGATGTATACCATGCAGGATTCTCGAATACATTTCTTTGTATAACTGGTGGTGTTATTGTACCATAATATCCCTGACCTATCAGAGTTCTTTTAACTACATTTTTTGCTGCTATTTCTTTCAGTTCCTTTAGTGCTTGTTCTTCACTACATGGTTCTGGTAAGTCACCATCTCCACGAAGTAAGATAGAGGTCGGTACTACCTGCCTTACTAATTCCTCTAAGGATGATACACCTAGGTCTTCTAACATTCTGTTCTGTTCCTGTTCTGAAGGACCTATGTGTCTTGAAATAAATTCTGTCATACAATGTAGTTGTTGATTACTAGGTAGTCTATGTCCATTTTTTTAAATGCTTTGATTGCATCTTCTGGGGTTTCTACTATTGGTTCACCGTTATCATTAAATGATGTATTGAGAAGAACTGGAACTTCAAACTTACGAAGTAATGTGCAAAGTTTGGGATTCAGTTCATCATTAACAGTTTGCATTCTACATGTACCATCTTCATGAATGATAGCAGGTAGATCTTCTTTTACATCATATGAGTATAGCATATATGGGGAATCATATCCACGACCCTCTAAAGTTACTCCCGCAAAAGGTCGCCAATACTCACGATGTTTTACCCTACTATTAATTATATCTTTATTTTCTGCTTTGTGTGGAGACATTAATATAGATCTAGAACCTAATGCTCTAGGACCGTGTTCTGATCTACCTTGAAACCATCCTATTATTTTGTTATCATCTATTAACTTAGCAACTACCTCACATAATTGATCAAAGTCTTCAAAGTAGTCTGCATCCTCTGGTACATAATCATCATATGACTTACCAAGTAATGCTAGATTAGTTGGTAGTTCGATAGTCTCTTGTGTTTTATATACAGCATAAAGTGCAGCACCAAAATGTACCCCTGAGTCATTTGGGTATGGAGGTATATGTAAATTATTAAACATTGGTCTGAGCAAACTATTTGTACACACATTTAAGAAACAACCACCTGCAAGACAGGTATCCTCCTCTAGATAATCCTCTCTTAAGGCACTAACTAATTTTACCAGAGCATCTTCAAAATGTTGTTGTGTATAGTATGCTATATCATCTGCACTAT